GATTTAAATGCTTCTTTCCTGATTTCTAATTTGTTTTTAAGTTCTAGTTTTGCTGTCTCCATAGCTATATCATTCATTTGTTTCTTATATGCTTGGTCAAATATAAGTCGTCCTTTACGCTTTATATCAGCAGCAGACATTTTTCGTGGCTGGTCGTCTAAACCTACAACATCAAAAAAATCATCATCTCTTGGTGTAATTTGTACGTTACGTCCTAAAGAATTTGACAGAGCAGCACTTAATCTTCTTGTATCACCTACGTCTATATCATTTAATCCTTGCATACCTTGTGCTAGAACTATACCGTTATCGAGTGCAAACAATTGATTTTTAAGTTGGATAAATTCTTTTTCATTACCTCTAGACTTAGCTATGTTAGCTTGTCTTACAATCTCATCTCTTTTTTGTATAGACATTCTTACAGTATCATTAGCAGAGTTAAGGGTAACATTTTGAAAAGTACTAGTTATCTCACTTGGGTCAGTAGTATTTTGTATACCTTGTATTTCTGCTAATATTTTAGGAACTCCTACAGTTTCAAAACTACCATCTCCTTTTGCTCTATATACTATTTCATCTTCAATAATAGATGCTCGCAAGTTACTTTTAAATTCTTCAAGATTAGCTCTTTTGACTGGGCCTTCAGGCATATCTTTAATTTTATTTAATATTTCTCTTTGCCTTCTTACATCTATTTTTTTAGCTATTGTTATTCTAGCTTCATCTTTTTCGGTTGGGTCTGTAAGTTTACTAACTCTATCTAATTCTTTTCGCTCATCTTTAGTAAAATCTAATGTTGTAGAAAGCCTGTCCATTCTCTTTTTATTTATTCTAGATTGTAATTCATCTGCTGCAGGACCAGGTTTCATATTAGGTTGTCCATATTCTAAATAGGTATCAACATCTTTTATACCTTCTACAAAACCTCCAGGATTTATTTTTGCAGCTATAGCTTTTTTTGTTTGGTATTCGTCAATTTCATTTACACCCGTACTACCAAAAATAGCACGACCTATGGCTCCAGTCCCACTTATCGGCTCACCATCTGCATTAAGTAAATAATCTTTGTCCCCAGCTAATGAATCTATAGCTCTTCCGAATGATGAACCAAATATATTAGGTGTAAGACCAGTAACACTTGCGTTTTTAAATCTATCGTCAACTGTATTTTGGTATTGATTATAATTAATTTTCATAGCAGCTTCACTTGGAGGCGGAGCTTTATTCGGGTCTATTAAACCAACTTTATTCCCTGTAATTTTTCCTGTTTTATTAAGCTCATCAAGTCCTGTGTCTGTGCCGTAACTACCGTCAACATTCTTTCTAATCATAGAACGTGTTTCAGGTTGAGCTCCTAGTTTTAAACCTGCAGATTTTCTTTTTATGTCTGGAGTAAACTCTTGGAAATCACTTCTTGCTTGGTTAGTACGCTGTAAATCTCTTAGCCCACTAGCGTCTTTTACAGCTTGCATATATTCAGAAGGTTTTAATATTGCCATAATTTATCCTATGTAGTAATTGTTGCTTTTACTTTATTAGTCTGTTGTTCTAAGTCATACAATTTAGCTTTTTTTGCTGCCTCTTCATTAGTGTTGCCTTCTGTAGTATTCATACCAGCGAACAACGTTTGATAGCTGTCTCTTTCCTCATTAGCTTCTTCTCTTTGGCCTTTATATACATCTTGTAATCCTGCTAAACCTTTACTGTAATTAGTTGGAGCACTTTTAGGCATTGTAGACATAGCTTGATTCATATAAGCATTTTTAGTGTTCAACCCAGTTGTAAATCCTTCATCATATTTTGAAGCGGATAATCTAGCTGCATCTAGACCAAATCTGTTTGCTTCGTTATCTGTAAAAGTTTTATCACTAAGGGCTGCTTGTTCTTTTATTTTATTTATAGTCCGACCAGACTCAACTTTAGATTTATTTGCTTCTTGATTAGCAAAGTAAGTAGGGTCAATTTGTCCTGCTTGAACCATATATTTTTTTGATAAATCAATTTGTGTAAGATATGCTTCGTTGTCTCTATCCCTTAAAATTTTTAATTCCGCTGTACGCTCTTCAACTAATGCTTGTTCTTCTGGTGATAGTAGAGCTAGTGAGCCTTCAGGAACTGCTGCTTCTCCCAGTAAATTACCAACTGCTTGCATAGTAATATTAGCAAGAGCATCAGTGTTTTTTAGTTTACTTGCTACCGCACTACCTGTTTGTTTAGCTAACTGTGTAAGTGATAATGGGGTTGCTGCAAGGTTGCTTCCAAAAGCAGCTGTCTGTTCTGCTAACATTGTTCCTTGTTCTGCTCCTATTCCAGCAGTAGCACTACCAAATCCACCTGTGTATGTATTTGGACCTTGTAATCCTGCCGCACCTTCTGCTGCTCCTAGTCCTTCTTTTCCTGAGAAATCATTTGCTCCTGTGTAAGAAGCAATTCCTGTGGTTGCTCCACCCATGAGTGCTCCTTTTAATACATTTTGACCCTGTACTGCTGCACTAACTGCTCCTAGTGCTGCACCTACCATCATTTTACCACCTACTGTGGTCATAAAAGTTGTCATAGTAGCAGATAAATATCCCGAAGCTGCTATTGAACCTGCAATAGCTGGGGCTGCAAAAGGTATTGCTACGGCAGCGGCTATAGATAGTAGTTTTCCTAGTCCGCCTTTATGCATTGTAGGTTGAATTGGTGATATTAAAGTATGGTCAGTAGGACTTACCGAAACTATTAATGGGTTTATTCTTACAGTATCCATCTAGACCTCCGTTAAGTCTTGTCGCATTTGAGTATAGGTTGGTTTAAATCCTACATCGGTTAAAATTCTTTCCATAGCAGGAGGTACTGAGCATTCCATTTTAGTTACTCCGCATATACGAGCCCACCCACAAACGTGTTGCCAAAACATTTTTATCATATTCTTTAAATCTTTTCCACCTAATGCTACAACATTCATAGCTGTAAACCTTGGGTAGTATATAAGTTCTAATACTAGAACTAACTTTACATCAGGTATTTCTGGTGTATCATTTTTAACTGCGATTATATACATCTCTCCTTTTAAGGCACGAGTGTATATATCTTCTACTTCCATCTCACCATGCATCTGTCTGTCGATACATTTTTCTAATAGTGGAATGCATTGACCCCAGTATTTATCTATAAGTTCTTTCGTGGAGAGAAGTTGTGGTGTGTATGTCGAGTTAGTTGTATTTTTTATTTCATGAAGCATCTGGTTTATCCTCATAGCTAGCTAACATCTTATCAAAAAAATCTGTTCCTTTAGCCATAACAACACTTTTAGGTATGACGTATTCTCCGCCTTCCATTTCAGCTCTTCCACTTCCAGCTACTTTAACTGGTATGCCTCCGTCATCATGAGACGGTCCTTCTAAAACCCCCCCTGCTTGCATTTCTTGTACTTCTTGTGCTGACTGTTGACCTTCAAATTCTATATCGGTTGCCATTGATTTGGCTGCCATAAGCAAAGCAACTACTATACCCTCATCATACTCTACTGATAAATCTCCTTCTCCAGCTAGTCCTTTTTGTATAGCAAATTGTCTAACCTGTGGGTACATCTCGGGATTTTGTAAAACTGTCTTAGCAAGTTCTATAGCCATGTTTAGCTCTTCCATACTTAACTCACCTGCTTGTAGTCCAGCTTCAATAGCCGCTCTAATTCTTGCTACAACTTCAGGGTTTTGTGCTGCCATTTGATTTATTTGCATCTCCATCATCTGTCCATTCATAGGCCCAGATTGAGCACCCATAGGTTGAGCACCCATAGGTTGAACACCAGCAGGTTGCACCATGCCACCTACTTCATAAGATGGAACTGAATTAGTCATAGGTTGTTGTGGTCCACCCATATTTAGTAGGGCTTCAATTTGTGGTGGTAAGTCTAAAGATGTATCGGCATTTGTACCTACAGCACCCAACTTTACATTTATATCTTTATCCATTACGCTGACCCCTTTAATTGCCTTATTAAAATATTTAACACATCTCTAGTAACTTTAACATCATTAGCTAGTGTTTGTACATCTACGATTAGTTTACCATAGTCATCAAGGCTAGCAACTTTTTCCCCACTTATTGTAAATCCTACTCCTTTAGCAGCTACTTGCCGCATATTTTGAATAGGCATATTTAAAAGTGTTACTTGTCCTTGTGTAATTGATTTACTAATAGCATCTGCTTCATCTCTAAGACCTGTAAGCAACTCAACATTTTCTTTTATGTTTTCTATTAGCACAGTTATTTGCTGGCTTAAGTTAGTATTAGTAGGTACGGCTGGTACGGATATAAATCTGTTACTCATATAGCTTTTAATCCTATTGGCGTTTCCCCAATGTGTATGGCTCTAACTCTTGCTGAACCTGATACAGCTACTTCAAATGTATCAGACCTATACCCAGATGGTAATCTAAATATATTACTAGACGATACAGTACCTTGGAATATAAGAACTTTATCAGCAAACAGTTTAAATGTTATAGGTAAAGTTCCTGTAACTTCTACTAAATCTTTAGTTTGTCCATCTCCATTTATAGGGAATGCATTTAATGTACCGCTGTTCTCTTGTCTTATACCAGAAACTGCATAGTCAGTAGGTCCATTTAAACAACCAAGTTGTTGTGACGCAGTCCATACACTAGCATTAGACACAGCTACAGAGTTATTGTAGTTAGTATTAATAAGAGTTTCTGCACTAGTTACAGTGTAGTCAGCTACAACTCTAGCAGCTCCCATATTTGAATATGATGGAATAGTAATAGTTTTTGATTTCCATTCCATAGGTGCCAGTATCTGAGTTTTATTATCCCACTCTATAATATCCCCTGAAGTATCTGAGGTATAATACATAGTCCCTGAAATAGGGTCAGTGTAAGCTGCGGTAAACTTATAGTTAATTAAAACAAAAGTTCCACCATCTTCAGCAACTTCAAAAGTAAATGACCCTGATTCATGAGAGCCAAAATATTTATCATTATAATAATGCCCAATTAAAGTAGTGGGGTCTAAATAATCCCCCCATGTATCCCAGTCATGTAGTAGAACTGTAGAGATACCTATTCCTCCTCCTCCTTTCCATGCTGCCATGCCTCCATGTGTTGCCCACATTACACCTTGTATTCCAACATTTACTACAGATTGTTTTGATAGGCATGGGTAATTAGCATCAATTCGAGTTACACTCATAGATGCTGGACTATTTCCCGATATAATATATGGATACGATTCTGTTAAAACTAATATATACCCACCATTTACAGCTATAGAAACTATGTTAGAGTTTAAAGTTAGCCTAAATTTTTCAGGCCATGCGTGTGGTTTATTAGGGAATGATATACATAACTGATTATCAAAAAATCCTACCAACATATTTCTATGGTAGTTTGTTATGCCTTTCATAGTAGACTTTGGTTTGTCATAAAACTCAGAGGCTATAACAGTAGAAAGACCTGAGATTGAAAAATCATCTGTAAAATTGTAGTTACTATCTCCCCAATATCTAGCTGTATCTGCTACAACTTCAGCAACATCGTGGCATAGAACACCATCTGTATCTCCTGTGATACTAACGTTGCTGCCAGAATCTGCATAGGTAAATGAGTACTTATCAATAACACTAACAACAATGCCCCCCGTAACATTAAATCCTCCGCTGTCTATAGTGGTGCTTTTTATTTTAAACCTGTTGCCCACAATCATATTATGTGGAAGAGCAAGTATTACGGTAGCTACATTGCTAGCCCTAGAAAAACTTACTGTAGAAGTAGTAAACCATAGAGTATCTAATAAAAAATAATCAGTAGCTGCTGCTGATGTAATACTACGATATAACCTTACACCTCGTACAAAATTATCTCCAGAAGGTTTTGCACTAGGTAAATTCCCTACAGTAACTGTTTGTCCTTCTTTTATGTAGACTTCGTTTGAAACTGAAGAAGGTACTGATTCTTCACCCCATGGTGTAATCCATGTATATATATAAGTTCTAACTTGTGTGCTACCTGCCATGTCAATCCTACCAGTTGTATTAGATGTTTTAGACACCGCAGCACCTGGATTATAGTATTGAAAATCTGTAGCATTAAGAACCGTTATTTCTACATTTGTAGTATTAAAAGCTTTAGCTTCATCTGTGCTTGCAAAGTCACGTATAGATACTACATTACCTGTACGTAAGTTGTGCGTTCCTCCGTATACTGTAGCTGTATTGCCAGAATCTCTTTCGTAATGAGTTGAACTAACTACAGAAAAAGATGTAGCCGTAGCTGTAGACACAGTTGTAGGTAATGGTAATCCCAATTCATAATACCCGCTTGTCGATGGATGTGGCTCAGAACCTGTTGTGGATAAAGAATAATTAGAAACTTTTGGTACTCCATCTCCTGTAAAATAAAATCGTTGCTCATTATCAGACGAGTCTGAGGCTGTAACAATATCAACATCTGTAGTCCAACTAAGCCATGCTAAAGCGTTTGTATCAGGATTTTTTAAAGCATATATCGTACTTACATTTACTGTACGTTGTGTATTATCTATAACAACTGGAGCTCTATAAGGAACTAAATCACCTGACGACAACTTCAGATTAAGAGCTTCTTGTGCAAAACCAGGCTTTAGTAACTCTGAAGCTACTCTAGGAGATGAGCCTCTAAATTTATTTATTTTAAATGCAGCCATTACCGCCTTACTAGGCTACCTCCAAAGTAGAGACCAATGATTGAGCTAACTACATGCGTGTCGAGGGGCGTGATAACTAATCCAGTCATTGGCTTCCATTCTGTTACATCTACTGAATATGAAAATATCCAAAATCCTTCCATGACTGCTTCGGTATAACCTACATAAATAGGAGTTTCAGGAGCTATAAGAAATACAAGTTTAGGTAATACTAAAATTGCAAACACACACATTAACGCAATGTATCTTCTTGTTGATTTAGTAAAAGAATCCGTAACATCCCTTGCTTTGTCTGCTTGTTCAGCTACAAAACCAGCTCGTGCCATTAAATTCTTTTGTTCATCAGCTTTATCTTTAGCCTTCTGAGCCATGATGCCTAGTACTCCACCTAATATGGTACTTGCACCCATGCTTACTAATTCCATTGGTATCATAAACCACCTCCAAGAGGGTTACTTGTCCTAGCCTTCATCTCGTTAACCTTACTGTTAAGAACAGCTATTTCTGCTTTGTTAATTGCTATGTCTGCTACAATAGGTTTTATGTCTACTGATTGTTGGGATTCTAATACATTAATTCTTTCGATTAGCTTTCCCTGTAAGATTGCAAATCCTAATAATGTAATTATGAGTGAGCCTATTCCAAGCCATTCTTTTACTCCCATATCAATATCCTCTTATTCGTTTTAAATTTTCTTCTGCCCTAATTCTATTGTCTATAGATTCTTGAAGAATCTTTTGACTCTTTGCCATAGGGTCGTTATATGCAATTTGATTCTCAGCATATATATTTCTAGCATCAATGTATTGTCTCTGGTCATAATATTCTCCACCATCTATATTTAGTTGGTTATTAAATATATTATCGTTTGTATTGCCGTAATTGTCCATAGAAAGGGGGCTTTCCATAGCCCGTGCCACAATGAGGGAAGTGGCTACCAGTCTTTGGTCTATCCTTGTCAGGGTTTCGTTAACCTTTCTCTCTATAGATTCTACTGTAATAGCTTGATTACTGACTCTAGTAGTTCCTTCAGTCCCGCTTTCTTCCACCTCTGTATCTCTGCTTTCGAGGGTTTCTTCTCCTGAATCAGCGACCTCAGTTCGTTCATTTCCAGATTCACTTCCTCCTGCTTCTCCTTCTCCGACAGGCTCATCTACTTCTTCAGCAACAGTTGTATCTTCTGTACTATCACTATCAGAAATTGTTTCAGGAGATACAGTCTCGTTAGAATTTTCATCATTAGAGTTTTCTGCAACGGTGCTGTTTTCTCCAGACTGTTCAACAATTCTTCCTTCGTCTTTTCTTGGTGGACTACCATTTCCTGTTCCAGTATCCTCGACTCCATTGACTTCTTCACTTTCTCTTCCGCTAGTCTCTTGTTGTATAGGCTCTCGCTCAGTGATTCCGCTAGCGTCTGAGGTTTGGATGTTGGTCTCCCGTTCTTCGTAGACTTCTTCTTGCTTAATTTCAATAGGGGTTTCGTAGATTTCTTCGCTAAAGAACTCTTGGATAATTCCGTTTGCTTGGGTAGTGTCAAAACTTTCTCCTGTTTCAAAGAAGACTTCTTCAACTTTGATTTCTGTTGAGACTTCTTCGAAGTTCGTTGTACTGTCATATGTTATCTCCTGAAATACATTTACAACACCTGAATTTAATTCTTCAATAGCCTGTGGCTCAAAGTAAAATTCTTCTATAATGGACATTTCCATTATCGGTTGTTCTGTTATTTCAAAGTTAAATTCTTCTTCGGGTATATACTCATAGAAGTCTATATCTTCCACAACATTATACACTGTTTCACTCATTGTCTTCAACTCAGCTACCTGACTTACATCTAAGACACTATACTCTACTACTAATGTAGGATTTTTTAAGTCTACTGCTCTGTGAGAAGTAGACTGGGATGACTCAGTAAAATCAAACCTTACTCTAATGTTATAACTTGATTGGCTGTTAATACCTTGTGTATAGCTGTCTGTATAAGTTTCATACGAACTACAGTTATATCCGCTACAACCAGGGATAGCTACATCTCTTATCTGTGTAGTGACTGTGCCACTTACGTCAGTTATAGTTTGAGTCATCTTAACTTGTTGGTCGTAGGCGTTCCAGCCCCATATATCAGCACCCAGTGTAGATGTCCAACCACCATTAATTTCTGATTGGTTGAGTGTATCTCCTAGTGTAATAGTGTTCTCTATAAAATCTCCATGAACAGCAGCAACCGTATTGTTGCCATGATTGTGTGAGGGGTCATTACAATTCCAGCCACCATGACCTTGGTTGTTATTAAAAAACTGTTGAGGTAATAAGTTACCAGTAGTATCAGCAAACAAAGATAACGGAAATAATAATATTATTAACCTATTCATTCCAAGTCATACTGGTTTTATTATCCCCAGTAGTCCTCAGTTCTCCTTTTCTTTTCTCCATCCATCTTGCTTTAGCTTTCTCGCCAATCAATCCATCTATAGGGCATGGCGTGCCGGCATTCATCATAGCTTGCCACACGTCAACGTCTTGACACATAAGTGAGATAGCGGCTACTTTCATTCCTAGTTTAGATAATACTGATACTGATTTTCTTCTTTCGCAGTTAGGGTCTTTATAGTAGCTCCCAAATGTACCTGAAAATCCAATGACTGTAACTCCAGCTGCCAACGGGATAACGCACGAATCTTGGCCATATGAGCTCATAGCAGGAGCTGATGAGCTGTTTACAGCAGTTTTAGTATTGCTACTATTGTTTGTCTCATTACTTGTTGTACTGTTGGAAGATGAGCCACTCTGATATGTGGTTGCAGATTCATATCCACCTGTAATTGCTGTGTTAGAACCAGCATTGTTTGATTGGGTATTAGTTGTACTACCAGATGAAGTAACATCCGCTATGGCATTCTCTAAGCACAAGGCTAAGATTATTAACGCTAAGATGCCTAATCCTTTTAAGATTTTCTTCCGCATTTCCATTTTCTTAAAGCCAATGCTTTCCTCGTTGGTCTACCTTTAGAATCTTTCATAGGTCCTTTAACTCCACCCATTCTTGCACAGAAACTTGCTCGTCTACCTGCAGCTTTAGAACCTTTAGGAGCTTTGCCTGTTACTGGAGGCTTAAGCTTAGAGCCAGTCTTTTTATTAAAGTGAGCTCTACCTGCTGCATTGAGTCCACCTGTAGGGTTTTGATGTTTTTTTAAAACCATTATCCTTTAGCCACCTTTTTTGCTGCTGCTGATAAATTTTTAAAATGCACAACAGGTTTAGAACTTGCAGTATGTGCCTTGCCCGTATGTATTTTACCTCCAGGCATTTTATGAACAACGCCTTTAAATTCTTTACCTGTTTTAAGATAATGTTTAGTTCCTGCTGCCATTATAGTATCCCTTATAAAAGTTTAATTATGTCTGTAAATCTATCTGTAGCTAGGATAAAAATAACAATAGCTGTCCAAGCTATGTACTTAAATTTAAAGACTTCTCGTTTTACATCTCTTAAATCTGATTCAATATGAGTTAGATGATTATTCTTAATGTCGTAGATATCTTTTTTAATAAGTTCAACCTCAAGAGTTAATTCATTATTGTCCTTCATTTCTTTTAATTTAACTTCCATTCTTTACAGCTTCCGTTTGGTCTATTGTTACCGCAGTAATTTCTTCTAATTCAGGTTCTTCTACTATTATACAACCTTCTATCATTGTTTTACTTCTAGCTATAGTTCCATTAGGAAACATTAGCAGGGGTGTTTGTTTATAAAATGGCATAGTTTAATACCATAGTTGAATCATTGGCTAAAGTTCCACCTGATTTATTTGTTACACTAACTTTAAAAGAACCTGCCGTTACTGTGTGTATGTCTACATGACACTTAAGACCACACGTTGCTATAATTACTGACGTAACAAGACATTTATTAGATGTCACAGTAAAGTCTGCTAGCACAGCATCATTAGCTAAAGTTCCATCTAAAGTTAAAGTGTGAGATATGTTGTAATTATTTTCAGTAAAGTTACCAGCACTAGTTGCTTCATTAGAAGTAGCAGATGATTTTGTTAGAAGTATTCCTGAGCCAGTTTCTGCTGTGAACACGTTTGCAGTAAACTTAAAGTCATCTGCGTTACCTATTTTAATATCTATCTGGTCATCCGTACTAGAATGTATAGTCGTATCAGCATCAGCATCTAATATAAACTCAGCCCCATTTAAATCCCTAGCTTCTGTTTGTATATCTTCAAACAACTTAGCGTTAGGTCTAAGTTCAAATCTGTCACCTGTTATAAAAGCTCTAGCTGATGTATTGTCTTGAGCCCGTGTAACAGTCATAGAATCAGTTGAACGAGCAGTAACTTTTACTACTTCAAGATTATTTGAGCTATCAATAAGAGTTCCGTAGAAATAGTCACTAGAACTAGTACTAGGAAATTTAGCCCCCTGTCCTGAAGTAAGAGCTACTGTCGTAACAGAAGTATTAATACCAGATGCGAGGGTTCCAAATCCGTTGTTTGTTACTTTAACTCCCATTTGTTTCTCCTATGTTTTTAAAGCTATTGTTCCGTTAGTTACTTTCATGTTGCCAAAGCTATTACGCCGTTAGTTCCTACCAGTGGCATCTCAGCAAAGGCGATATAAATAAATGGTACACCAGCTCCATTTTCTCTTGCATTACCAGCTTTCCATTTAAACCCATTTGAATAATAATCAACTGGTGAATTATTATCATCTTCTGCTACTGGGTCTTTTAATGATAATCTTTGTGCGATAGGATTCCCACCTATACCAAGAGCACCAGCTTTTGTAATTATAGTGCTACCAGCATCTTGAATAAGCCATTGCTCGTTTCCATTTTGTTTTTTAGTAATGGTCATCGCTGGTCTAAAACCAGTATAAATAAAACTTCCATTAGCATTTCCGTTTCCAGTATATGAACCAATGTCGCTGTAACCTTGAATAGGAGTCCAAACATAAGCTACATAATTTTCTCCATCTGCATTACATCTATGGTCTGTACCTACTGTAAAGACTGATGAAGTTGGAGCTGTATCATTCCAGAAAGCTGCTGAATCTTGTGTACCACTTTCATTACTCCACCCATAATAATCTGTTTGAGGGTCTGTTACTCCAATCGCATCTTGCTTCCCATGAAATAAACTCCAATGGTCTGCGACACTTCTATTTTTAATTGATATGTAAGCTGGTGCTGCACCAAGTCCATGAGCAATTGTACCCACAGCTCCAGTGCCGACATAATCTATGATTGCAAAGCCACCAGCAACATTAACTTGGCGACCACCACCTGGATTATTACCATTTTCAGTAAAGGTAGTTCTACTCCCCCCATTTGCTTTCCAATTCCATGAACGGAATTGTTTAGATGCTGTGTTAGTTAAAGCATCACCACCAGTTAAAGTATATCCATCTGATGTAAAACTAGCTATTCTTGTATTTGTATCTTCAACTGGAGAACCACCTGAAACATCATTAGTATAAATATTTTTAGTATTACCTCTTGAGCTGTCCACTGTATTCCAGTTAGAAGAATCAGGTCTATTCTTAGTAATAATTAAATCAGGTTTAAAACCCATTCCACTAATTGTTGTTGTGCTATTACTACCAGCATAGGTTTTTTGTGAGCAATGTGCTGATGGTTTGTCAATGGTTGTATATGCCATATCGTTATCCTGTGTTCTTAATATTCTTAGTACATATTGCTAAGAAATTTGTTGGTGGAGCATATTCAAAGACTCCCTCTCCAGCAGAGTCTGCATTTCCACTAGCTACTGCATCTACCCCAAATCTTCCTTCCCCAAAGTTGAGTTTTTGTGCTGCTGCGTTTCCAAATCTATTATATTCTGAGTGACCTGTTCTATAAAAAGCACCAGTTGGTGTCCATGTTTTATGAGCATTAGCACCTGAAGCTATTTGAGCTGATGATGTGGTCGTGGTTGAGCCTGGAACAGTATTCCATGTACCATTAATTCCCCACCAAATTTTACCAGCATCTAAATCAAAGGCACACATACATATCTGACCATTGGTCGCTGGTGATATAGCTGAGTTAGCATCACTTGAATTGGTAAGCCAAGTAATTTCTATATTATCTCCTCTAAAAATTACTGGTGTTGTACTGCCAACTCTAAATCCAAATCCATCTCCTTCGTTACCCTGATACCATGGAGCGCGTTGAGTATCTAGAATCAATTTAGATGAAGCTAAAGTGTTTGCTTTGCCTATACCAAAATTACTATACATAGCTGGTGAGGTGTATTTCATTTCGTAATACCATTTACCACTAGCCATACCTAATGTTCCAGTTATTCCTTTTATACCATCTGCTCCTGTATTAGCATCTTCCCACCCTGTTCCAGCATATTTAATTGCAGTTATAATGTTAGTTATGTAACCCTCGTTTGCATTTAATGTGTTAAATAAATTACTAGGAGTTGATATAGATTGTTTTAAATTTCCACTGACTGTAAAAGTATTAGAGTTACCTGATGAATCTGTGCCTAAAGCTCCAGCGTTTTCAAATTTTAAGAAAAACCCTTCATCACCATAAGTAACTGATGGGCTAAGTATTGGTTTCCATTCACCAGTAGTAGAATCTGTTTCTCCAAACACTGTACAAGCTGATGCAGTCCCATCTACAAAATTTATGTGAGCTAGTTGTCCATCGAAAAATTGTGAGTTACTACCCCCATATCTTTGACAACCTATTCCCCAAGATTGAGCTGCACTGTTCCAGTTAAAATCTGTGTTTTGGTTAGGATAAGTTGGACTAGATAGACCTGTTATTCTTTCCCCATTAATCCATATTTGTACTCTGTCAGCAGCTGTCGATTGTGTTGAATCAAGTATAAAGTGAAGATGATACCAAGAAGAACAATCAAGAAGTAATCGACTCGTTTGTACTATCCATTGCCCAGCTTGACCATTGTAATCAAATATTTTTAATGCCCCATTTGGTTCAAATCTTATAAATGAATTTATACTACCTGTACTTCCAGTACCCATTATAGTTGTTTGAGTTCCTACACTTGCTCTTTTTAGCCAAAAAGAAATAGCCATAGTTCTTCTATTACCATTGCTTGAAAATACTTTAGTTAAAACTGAATTAGCCATTAGTTAAATTGTCCTGAGTTTTCCATACCTACTGAAACACTGATAGAGAATGCCCTGTCAACGGTCTGAGACTCGTTGTCAGTTAATCTTAAGGTAAAGTTATACACTGTTGTTGAAGTTTGTGAGCCATTCTCAGTTCCAGATATTACACCTGTTGAGGTGTTTAAACTAAGTCCGGATGGAAAAGCTCCAGCTGTTTTAGAGAATGCTACTGTTGAATCACTGCTACCATCTACATCAAAGCTCATTGCAGATGCTTTATCTGCTTCGCCCAGAGAACCTGAATTTGTACTAAATGTAGGAGCATTTGATACTACCAATAATGCCGAGCTTGACCTCACTGCTAGTCCATCAGGATTTTCAATTCTTAAAAAGTAAGATGCTTTAGTTGATAGGTTTACTGTAATCGTTAATTGAGTAGCGCTGTTTCTTACTACTGTTAATGGGTAGCTAATAGCTCCACTTGTATTTATAATTTCTACATTAGGTGTAACTACAAAGTTTGAACCTGTGATCACAATTGTTGTTGCTGTTGAGGCTAGTGCTATTGATGGGCTTATGCCTGATATTGTAGGTTTAGTCTCACCAACTGTCACACTTCCACCCAGACTAACTGCACTTCCATTAATGGTAATAGCGGAAGCTGCCAATTTGGCAATAGGAATGCCAGCAAGAGTAATGTTTAGTGTCTCATTGCTACCATCATTAGTCTCGGTGAGAGTAACACCAGTACTTCCTGTAGCCGTTAGCTTAGCTAACAAACCACCAGCACTGCTGTCGTTTGAGGAAACTTTTATATTTGAATCTGTTGCTGCAACTGAAGCCCATGCTGAACCTGAGTAATACTTAAAGGTATTAGATGAGGTATTGAAGTTTAAATCACCAGCATTTAAAGATGAATCTGGATCTCCACTAGTCACTCTATATCTATCTGCAAAACTATTTAATCCAGTTATATTGCCAGCTACAGTAGTTACATTAGATGCAATTCCAGCTACCGAAGTAACGTTTGATGCAATCCCAGCCACTGTTGTAACGTTAGATGCAATACCCGCAACGCTTGTTACGTTACTTGCAATACCCGCTACTGAAGTTACATTCGCAGCAATGTCTTGAACCGCTGCTACATCACTAGCTATGTTAGATACTGCTGTTACATCTGACGCAATCGCTGCAATCGTTGCAACACTTGCTGTGCTATTACTTACATCTATTGTGCCATCACTAGCAAAAGCCATTACCTTGCTTGCTCTAGTAGCTTTAGCTGGTAACGCCATGTTTGCTGCAATTGAATCTGTGTCTAATAATTTGACGGATCTATCTATGTGTTGGTCTAAGTCTGCAAGTTTTGCATAGACTTTATCTAAATCTGTATTAAGAGATTTCATGTCAAACGAACCAGATGACGGAAAGTCTGAGGCTCTTTCTATTACAATATCTCTTATGATTGTAATAATTGACCCATTAAGAATACCAGTAGCTCCTATAGTTACTGTGCCACCAGCACCAAATTCATAAGACTCATCACTATCTGAAGCTGTACCTGTAAGACTGTATTCTGTAACAGCATCAGCATTAGCATCATAAGTAAGAAGAGTTGTTCCGTTATATACCTTTATGTCAGTGACTGCAAAAAATTCAAAGGGTATAGTGAAAGTTAACTGATTTGCTGAAGCAGTATAAGCAACTCTTGGTGTATTTTTATTACTAGCTATTGTCATATCTTAAACTCTACTATACTCATAGTTAATCTACAATTGGCATAAGTATTTTATCTCTTACAAATTCACCAACAGCACTACCGCCTTTGTCTGCTGGTTGATAAACATTTTTTCCTATTGCTTGTGATGGAAACCAAGGGGGAACTCCCGGAGTCCTTAAATTATTATAAGGAATTATACTTTTAGCTATCCAGTCTGCTTGTTGATCGTCTGTTCCATTTTGATAAACATTCCACCCTTCAATTAAAGTTGAGGTTAAAGCTCCAAAGTTTCTAGAATAATTCAGACCATCATTAAAACCTCCATCGTAAGGATTAGGCATTCCAAATGTACTTCTTAGTCCATAATTGTAATCTGTTGCAACATCCATTGCTGCAGCAATATCCGCAACACCAGCCCCTCCTCCTCCAGATAAATAAGACTGTATTGATATTTCTGCGTAATCCCCCTCTTCAAACATTTTTTCTACTACGTCAGGATTTTTTATCCACAACCCTAATAAACCTAATAAAGCTATTGCAAAACTCCCCGCTACATATGAGCCTTCGTGTCCAGCAACAGCATTGCTTAATCTAGTTCTTGTAGCTGTTTTAGTCCAACTCAAAAACATCCAGTATATTTTGTTAAAAACATTTGCTACAGAAACATGGTGATTTTGTTTTTTAACTTTTGTTGATGCAGCTATTGCTCCAGCGGCTATTGCTCCAACAGGACCTCCCGCAACAAATCCAAGACCTGTTGCCACAGTTGTTAATCCGGGCTTAAAGAAAGGGCTAGTTGCAATTTCCATTCCTTTTTTACTATAAAGGTTAACAGCTCCTCCAGTAAAATTGTAATCAACATTAGCGTTTGGTGTTAAAATAGTTTTATCTACCGCATTAGCAATTGCCATTCTTATTTTTAAAGCAAAAGAATCAGCTCCGGGAATATTACTTAAACCCCATTTATGTAATTTAGGATGATATGCAAATGTATCTTTGTTATATGATTTACTTAAAGATAAAGTAAAAGATTTTTCCTTAACAATTCTTTGACCAAAAAGACCAGCATCATACAATCTCATTGCCACTTCAATATCTCCTTTACTAAAACCAAATTCTCTTAAAAATCTATTTATGTATTTAGGGTCGTCTCTTCCGGTAAATTTATTTTTACCTACTTTAACAAGGTAGTCTAAAATAGTATGAGTGTGATGTTTTCTGGCTATTTCTTTGTGCATCCTAGTGAACTGTGATAAAAATACTGATTGAAAGAAAAAAGTATTAAACGACTCCAAACCTTTTTCCGTCTTAGCAAGAAGAGACTCTCCTTTGCCAAGCAAAGACCTTCCCGCATCTTTAATAAGATTACCGCTTGGCTCTTCTAGTCTAGTTTTAATCCCAATTGGTATTGGATCATTTACAACATATCTATTGAACTGACCAAGATTAGCAAAATCTTCAAGAATACCTATTAAATACTGACTATCTTTTTTCATAATAATTTTTTCTTCTGGCGATAAAAGTAGTTTAAGTTGTTTCCCAGCGTTAATAGATTTAAAATGTTGAGCAAATCCTGAAACTAAACCATGCTGAGCATAATCTACAAGAGAAGTTCCTACCACCATAGACAGTTTTGCTGGCGTAAGAATACCTTTCCCTATGTTAGCAAGTTTAGTAGAAACCGCTCTAGGGTCTAAAGGTTGGTGAGTTTGATATTGTTTATTAACAGCATTTTCCCATGCAGATAAAACTTTGTTAGCTTCGTTTACCATTTTAGATGTAATTTTAGGAGCCTTTATCATTTCAGATATAATTAAATCTTGCATTCTATGCAGTTCCAATCTTCCATTTTTATCTCCAAAATAATTAACCATGCTTATAGCTACTCCAACAGATTTTTGATATTGGGTTATATTGGAAGTTAACGCTGTGCTTATAAAATCTACTGTTTTTCCTTCTTTACCTATAATAGATATGTCTACCATATTATTACTTGCTATTCTTATCCGTCTACCAATTAAAGAACTTATTTTATTTTTATTAGATTTATCCATAAACTCTTTTTGATAGCCAATAAATCCTCCTTCTATGTCAGAGTGAATTGAATTTACATCTATAATTCTAGTACTTGTTGCTCTTACGTTTTTTAATACTTTTGCAATAATAGCGTCTTTGTTTGGTAGAGAATTTAGTTTTTGTGTTATTAAAGGTGTAAGCTCAAACCATTTCATTTGAGTGCCATTTTGATTCATAGCATCTATACCTAATCTTTCAGCCATAAAATATGGATATAATACTCTGGTTTCATAAGTAAGATTATGGTTAATAATGTTGTCTACTAAATATTGTCTTGGATACCATTCTTTGTCTAGCTCATATTTTGGTTTAGGATTTTCTGCTATTAACCTATTTTCCTCTTTAACATTAATAGGCTCTTTTAAACCCATAGAGTTTCTTTCAGAAATTTGTTGATTTCTAGCTGTTTTTATAAAATCTTCTCCAGCTTTACTTAATTTTTTAATACCTTTATTGTGGTCATCAATTATTTTAATTTTATATTCTATTGATTTATTAAACTTTTCTTGTATATCAAATCTTGTCTCAGGAGTTTCTAACATTTTTAATCTATCTATGTCTGCTTTATATGGCTCCCAGTATTTTCTTGTTCTATTGACAGCGTTAATTACTCCTTGATCTGTTATCTGGCTAAAGTGTTCTTCCGTCATAGAAAGTTTTGCGATTCTTTCTTCAAATTCTTTTTTACGTAATTTTTGGTCTCTTGGAACTTCAGGTACTAAATTAGCTTTATCATCAATTAAATATTTTTTACTAGTACGTATAGCTTGTGCAACAGCATCTTTAGTTCTTACAACCGTTTGGTCAAGTTCATTCAATTGTTTTTGTGTATTAAAACGTGCACCCGGAAATCTATATGTAAAGTCTTGGTTATATAATCCAAGATAATATTGATTATAATCATTCATAATGTCTTCTGTAAATCTATTTGCAAGTGGTTGGAAAACTGTACGAGTCATCATATGAGCAGATTGTATTTCTCCAGAAATCTGAGTATGGCTAGCAAGAGCATTGTCATGAGAAAGCCTAGAAAAAGAACTGCCAATTTTATTTTGAACAATTATATTGTTATTAAATGCTCTAGTACCTATCTCTAAATCACCATAAGCATTCAATGCTTTGACAATATTACTAAGCAAAGGAATCCTTCCATAATCAGTTGTGCGGTCATCTATTTGTCTTGCCATTAAATCTCTAGATGCTAAGTCATCTATTCTTTCTTTATGTTGCAAAGCCGTTTCATTTGTTTTTTTAGGAAACTTAATTGACCTATAATATTCTTTTTTTAAAAACCATTTACCTAAATCATCTGCACTATTTATCATTTTATGCATTGACTCAGGAACCATATCTTTCCACCAACCTTTATTATAAAAAACATCTACAGTAACTTTATCGTAAATTATTTCAATAGCTGGCTGTGTTCCTTTTGATTTAACCTCTACTATTTCTATAGGCATATATTCCCAATCAGGATTTTGTTGAATCATTTTATCTGGGGCAGGCTTAGTTATAAGTATGCCTCCATCTTTATGGATAAAAGTATTTGTTGGTTTATATTCTGTTGTTGCAATTCCCACATAATCATCTCCAATTCTATATTGAAATGAATCCCAGTCTTCACCATCAAGATGTTTATTAATCTGGTCATTGATATATTTTTGTTTTAATTGTTCTTCTCCTCCGTGTGGGTCAAAATGTTTTTCTCTGTATTTACGACCAAATGCAACTTTTGAAAAATTTTGTATTGAAGGAATAGCAACTGCATGAACTGCTCCTCCCAATATAAAAGAGCCAACTATAATTGCTGGGCTTTGTAATGGAGTACCAAAAGGATCTAGCTTCCATCGGAGAGGTTCTAACGCTGCCGTTGTTACTGCAACTGAAGCCCCAGAAGTAATAAATTTTTCAAAAGTTTTCCCAGCAGTTGCTCCAACAATAGGAACATGCCAAGGCATGTTTTTAACAATTCCTCCTTTAAAACCTTTATCTAAAAAAGACATTATATACATTCCCGGACCTTTAACTAATCCAAATCCAGCAAAGTTTACTAAGTCTGTTAACCCCGCTAACAACATTGGAGCTATTCCTCCTCTTGCAGCTTTGTCATAGTAGTTTGCATTTCTGTACATTTGTTCTGCTAAGTAAAAAGCGTACTCTCTATTCACAACTCTCTCTTCTATAAACTTAGGACCATAACCTTTTGATATAATTGAAGAAAAAGCTGGGTCTGAAAAAACATCGTAAAGATTTCCTTTGTCATCGTACTGAGCTTTTTTATTTACAAACCCTATTTCACTCATTAAACCTACATGTTGTATAGATTGACCTCCATAACCAAGCATCCAATTTGCTTCATAAGCTTCACCAAACTCTACCTTGCTTTCATCTTGTGGGTATAAATTTTCTTTTCTTGGAGGTAAGTTTGAAACAGCACTATCATATCTTTGTTGGAGAATAGTAGTCATTTCTTCTTCGGTTTGAACTATATACTCAGGAGTAGGATAACCTAACTCTTTAGCTTCTTGGATAGTTCTTCCTTCTTTTCTTGCTTGGTCAATAAGGGCTTTAGAGTAATCTACATTGCCTCCAAAAACTGACTCTAGATAACCAACGTCATCGAATCTTGGTTGACCTGTTGTTGGAGAAATTTTCTTTTCAGCCATGATTACTCCTCTAATTTTTTTCTAAAAGTATCTTGTTCTGTGATGTAAAAATTACCGTCTTCGTCTACCAGCATTTCCCAACGACTTTTATTTTCATTCCATCCAGCTACATAGTATACGGGTCTATCAAATTCTTCGTTTTTAAAAGCTTTGTCTAAATTACGAGCAAAATTATGATCTCGTAACACATTGTAATCTGTTGGGATTAATCCTAACTTATCTGAAAATACTCTTTCACTAGTTTTATTAAAAAGTTTTCTGCTAGCTTCATTCATAGGTCTATCAATAAGCATATTCTGTATATTTGTTTGAGCGTTTTTTGTAGACTCACCTTCCATGCTATAGATTTGTTCGGATGGTAAAGCTACAAACGACTCTGTTGTATAGTCCTCATCTTTTCTTATCGTTTGAGAAATTCCTACTACAGCGTTACTTCTCCCAAATTTATATTTTATACCACTTGAAGCAAGAACATTTTTAATATGATAATTTATCTGTGTTTCGTTAAGAGTTTGTATTGATGAAGTTTCTATTTCATTAAAAACTTTTGATTTTAAACTAGAGATAAAATAAGTTCCCAATGTTAATTTGTCTCCAAACTTAGGATCGTTTGCAAGTTCAGTCATTAGTCTCTGGTGGACTGATTCAGAAAAAGCCCCAGCATCTTTCCAACTAGATGTGTCATAAAAACTTTCATAAACATCTCTTGATTTCTCTCTTACGTTTGTGTCTCTGTTAACTTGAACATTTGAAAGTACTTCAGTAAGACTTGCATCTGGGTCGCCCAATCTTGTAAGATTAATTTCGTCCATTAATTTTTTAACTTTAGCACTAAACCCCCAATCAACCTGATAATCAAAATTACCCTGAGAAGAACCTGAGCTATGAAGAATATTTAAAAGCTCATAATCCTCTTCAGTAAAATTTTTTGGATCTAAACTTCTTATTTTGTTTTGATATGTTTCTACTAGTGAAGCTGGTATAACTCCATGTCTTCTAACAATCTTTTTAATAGCATCTATATTGCTATAGACAGTATCTGAAGTGTAAGGCATCTCACCTTTGTTTAAGCTTAAATTAAGCTGGTGTGTAATTTTACTTCTTCCTTTTTCACTGTCCATCCAGTCTTGAAAATCTTTCTTTTTAATAGTATATTCTAGCCCTACACCGTTATTATGATTAGAAATATTCCTTTCAAATTGTTTGTTTGCACTTACTTCAAGTTGAAAAGCTTTAGATAATTCACTTGTAATTTCAACAGTCTTTTTAAGAAAATCATTAGTTGTTTCAAAATTACTTAAATCATTGTCTGAAAACTCATCTACCATTTTTTGAGTTAAAACAAACTTTTCTCCACCAGAAGACAATATAACTGACTTTGGACGGATTCCGTCCATGTTTACCATACTAAGAACTCTTTTTCTATTAACGTTTAACTCATTACTAGTTGTTAAATCTTTGCCATTTATCTCATCATTGGTTACTCCAATAAATTTAGAAAGTGTTTTTGTAATACCAAGCAAAGCATTTTTGTTTCCATTTGTTTTATTATAAAATAAATCTGCTTCAACTTTTGTCATTACACCATTGCTATAAAGTTCATCTGCGTGTTCTCTTATAAAATCACTAGAATAGTCTAAACCTTTTGTTGCCGCATCTTTAATGTCATTTGAAATATTTATTGTCTCATTGTCTAAAACAGCTTTAGATTCTTTTTTTCTTCTCTCTCCATAAGTACCCAGATAACCCAGCCCTTTTTGTTTTACTGTGCTGTCCCAATGATCTTTCATTAACTCGCCAAATTTTGGACCTAAAGTTTCTACATAGGTTTCCTTTAAAGAGTTTATGGTATTTTCTACAACCGAAGGAGAAAGGTCTTTTTCTTTTGCCTCAAGGTATTCTTTGCCAATAATACTTTCAACAAGACTTTGGTTCTTTAAAAGAAGTCTTTTGTTTGTAGTGGCTTCAAAACTTTTTCTTGCAGTAGCGCCTAAATAATCAGGTATTTCAGGTTGAAGAGGAATGTTTATAAATTCTTTTTCCCCATTTTCATCTGTAACCATGACTTCTTTATCTGCAAATTGAAAAGCTATTCCTTCTTCAGTACCTCTTTTTTCACCTTCTTCTTTTAAAGCTTTTAAAGTTTCATCGGCAAAATATTCTTGAGCTTGTGAAAACTTATTGGCTGTATTTGTTTTTATAGCGGCAGCTTGGTATAAACCTCTACCTCTATTTATTCCTATCTGTGGTCTGTAATCTACTAACTTAGCCATTAATTTATTTTATAACCTGTTGTTGGTCCTTTGTATGAATTATAGGTGCTTGTAACACTACTTCCTTTTGACTTATCAATTGGTTTAGCACCTGATATTTCACTAAAAGAACTTGTTAATTGTCTTCCTGTTTGAAACAAACTTAACGCTCTATCTGTTTTATAAGCTTGATTAGAAGCATCTTTTGCAGCTTCGTTATCAGAAATATTTGCAGCAGTAACTGTTTGAGACTCTAAATTAGATAAACCAGCTAAAGCTAAATCATCCCTTTCGTCATCATCCATTGTTTTAAAAGCTGCGTTAATAGATTGACCGCCTAATGTGATGCCTCTTGCAGCAAAAGTAGACAACATTTTTACTCTTTCTTTCTGGTATTCTTTGTTAATTTGATTAGAATCTAATATCATTTTTAAATTCTTCTGTTCCATTTCTGTTTTTAATCTAGTATCAGTTGCATCATAAGCTTTGTTTTGTGCTTTATTTGCTTGTCTTGCTGAGGCATATTGCATTACACCCATACCAACAGTTAAACCTATACCTATCATCCCAGTTGTTACAGCACCACCTACGACAGCAGCCGTGCCGTATGTTGCACCTGTCCCCGCTACTACTGCTAAAGTTACTGGATCACACATTAATAATAAATCTCCGATGTTATTCCTAATATTCTAAGAGGTAGAGGAGCTGATTGAGTTATAGTTAAATAAGGCTCATTATCATATCCCAAAAAAAACACATCTTTTTTTCCTGTAAAACTATTTAAAGCTGCTGATGTATCTAAGTTTGAAACAGTACCTATTAAAACATCTGTATCATTTACCCTTATATTATAACTACTTGATAGTTCCAGTATAGCTTTAGATATTTTTCTTGGTGCATTTGTCAAAGGAGATGCTCCTAAAGATCTAGCTATAGCTCCGTCTACAGGCATAGTATTTATTTCTAAAACATAGTTTAAACCTATATCTACAGCTGATGTTGCACTATCAAGAACAACAACACCACTACTATTTACTACACCATCTCCATAATAATTAATGCTTCCCCCTTCTACAGAACCCGATGTTCCGTAAACTGTTTTTAATCTCATGTCAGGAGCTGAATTTAATCCAGACCATGTTCTAGAAGAAGTAAAAGTAAGAGCAACATCATTGGCTGTACTCTTTGCAGCGTTAACTGTGATAGAATATTCATTTGAATTAGAGGTAGCTGAAGCTGCGTTAACTGTATAGACAGTAGCATTTCCAGCAAAAGTAAACTTTTCTCCTACTTGTGGAGCTGATGTCATTCCATTGACAATAACATTGGTGGAGCTACTCGTTGTGCCGTTGGTTAGGGGTGAACCATGAGGCTGGTAGCTCCCAGACAATGTTTTGGTCACTGTCATATCTGTTGGTATATCAAAAGAAGTAGCAGCAAACTGCTCCAAATAATAAACAGTTGCACTATTTATAACTCTTTTTATTGATACATATATAAAATTTGTAGTACAAGCCACTGATTCAATAGTTCCGTCAGTTGACCAGAGATTCCATCCAAATATTTTTTGTTCTCTTTGTGCTGAATAAACAGCCATTGTTCCGTCAGTATTAACTACAAAGTAGAATTGTTCTGTTCTATCTGGAATAGCATTAATATAAGCAGTATCTGTAGGAGTTCCTATTAAATGATTTGATTCTAAACTTATAGCTAAAGAGGTAAATTCCTCAAAAGATGAGCTGTATAAATACTCTCTAACTGTTTTTCCATTAGTCTGAACATATATAGTTGCTCCATCAAATATTCTAGGCATTGCTTTTTCTTGTGCGCCTATAGTAGTTTGTCTAATAATCTGTACATCTATAGGTGTTATTGGTTTAGAGACTTGAGGTTTTAGATAAAACTCAGATGTATTGGTTAATATTTCTAGAACTTTTCCAGAAATTAAATGTCTAATCTCATTGATTTCGTTAGAAGCTATTTGTATTTGTACCGAATCTGTATCAGCTGCGGTTCCAACATCAAAGTTAAAAAATTGACCTACCTTACTAGATTGTATTCCGTCTGGTAAAGAAGTTACTCCTCCAAAAAATAAACGATTTTCATGAAAAGTTACTGCTCTTGGATATCCGTTTACAGCAGAAAACACTTGTTCGTCCCAGTTTCTAGTAGGAGGGTGTCCAGATACAGTTACTCTAACACCGCCACCATCTATTGATTCTGTTGCTGCATCACTACTACCTGTTGTAAATGAATAATGATTATCATCTACTGTTGTAATTGTTCTAGCTCCATTAAGATTACTATAAGCAATACCCGCTCCATCAACATCATTGATAGATTCTGCTCCAGCAATCGTTACAGAAGCTCCTGTGCTAAAACCATGTGCTACATGAGTTACTACAACAACAGCACTTCCAGCTGAAGTTGCAAACGGATCTTCATCTAATTCTAATATTGGTACAGACTTTAATGTAGCTGTAACCACAGTAGTACTTGTAAAGCCCGTAATAAGCAATTCTGCATCCATGTATCTAATTCTTGTACCAACATAGGCATCAGTAAAATAAGCCGAAGAAGCTGTACATGTAACACCTGTAGCGTCTTTTGTTACTGAATTAATATCTAGAGTAATAGTATCACTAGCAAACTTAAAATAAGGTTGATATAGCATTTCTCCATTAATGCTTGAGTCAAAAGTAAAATCAGCTTTAACAAATGATGATGCACCTGTTCTAGTAATCATTGTTGGAGCATGGTCTTTATGTACAATAATCATTGTATCGCCTTGCTGTGTCCAATTTAACTCAAATAAATCAGCTAATAACCAAGAGCAAGAAGTAATTGTTTGTAATAACGCTCCCGCTGTAGAGTATATTTTTAATACTGTGTTTTGAAATGCAAAAATATATTCTTGATCTTCGCTAAATATAAAAGATTCTAGTCTAGTACTAGCTCCTAAGTCTCCTCTATAGTAAGTTCCACCTCTTCTTTCTACTGGTCCTTGATTAGTGTGTATAGTATTTCTAGATTTTTTTAAACCTGAACCATATGAAGTCATGTCTGTTCTTGAAATTAGATTAGGGTCAAGCTCGCCTTTATTAAAATTGGATTGATGTATTCTATGGATTCCCATTTACGATGATACAGTGGCTTTGATTGTCCCCATAGCCCCTGAGTTCCTCCTATTTCTAAATCTACTAACATCTAATCTTCTTGATGTCTGAGCTTGAGAGTCTTGGGCTTTTGCTATTGCAAGTTGTTGCATTGCTCTTTGTTGATATAACTGAGACAAGCTATCGTTTCTAGCTATTGCTCCAGCAAATAATGATGCGAGTTCAAAAATTAATGCTTGTTTAAAGTATGCTGGAAAATTAGCTTCTGAGGGTTGATAAGTATAATCAGCTACTACTACGTCAGAAGTAGAGGCATCACAATACAAGAAGTCTTCATATCTATCATATTCTATTACGTTATCACCTACTGTTAAAGTATGAATGATTAAAGTTCCTGATGGTACTGCGTATTTAGCAGAGTATCTTGCTTCTGGTGCATCTGCATGTCTTGATAGTTGTGATTGTTTAGATGCAAATCTCCATCTAAGTCTAGTTAGCATAGTTTCTAGTGTAGTTTCATACAGCTGACTCGCCACTTTTGATTCAGTAGTGCTTTCTGTGAACGAAGTAATAGTGTTAGCTCCTACTAAAACCATGCCTTTGCTACATAATGTGTATTTACTTTCACTCATAATTTTTTAAGTGATGCGGGAGACACTTGGAGAATCTCCCACATCTGGAATGTTATGTTCCGTTTACCGTTGTTACAGTTGCCGCTGCTGTTGCAGATGAGACATAAATCACATCCACTGTCGCAGTACCGCCTGATGTACCAATAGCTATAATCACATCAAACTTTTTAAGGTCTGCTGTGCTTGTGCTGAAGTAACCAGATGCAATAATTACTGATAAAGCATCAGTACTCTTGTATAAAAAGAGATTATGATCGCCTCCACCAGCTATTTTTTTAAGGTTTGCTGCTGCATATGCCATATAATATTCTCCTTATTCAGTAATCTGTACTTTAATCATACCAGATTCGTCTATTTCAACGGCTCCAGCTGAGAAGTAAGAGGTTACTAAGTTACTTACCTTTTCAGGCACGTAGTTCATTTCTGTTCTAATATCAGAACCCGTTGCCAAACCTATTGCCGAAGCATGGTAAGCGTGACATTCACGAGTTGTACTTGTTATAGACAGTCCCGAGTGTACAAAGACTGTAAACCCTAACCAACGCTTAGCAGTCATACCGCCAGCATATGGTAGGTCAGCTTCGCCCACATATTCTGCTCTTGAAAATTGATCCAAAGCTAATAAATCAGCCCAACCAGCTGGAGATACTACTAAGTATCTTTGCCCGTCGTCTGGAACATCAGCAGAACCCATGTCTTCCCAGATAGAAGTTGCTTTAGCTAAAGTAAATGCCGCACTTCCGTGAGCAATATTGTTACTGTTGCCGTTAGCATCTAATACTGTGAGGATAAGGTCGTCAATTTTTCTTCCTAAAGCACTAGCAGCAGATGTTGCAAGTACTTGTCTTTCGTCAATGTTTGTTTTTAGTTCATCTAATGTGTCGACATAGTCGGCTGCATAGAAGTCACTAAGTGTTGCGTCAACAGTAGTGTGAGCCACTTCCATTGTAGAAACTTGTCCGTGTCTAGATTTAGTAGACGCAGTACCTTTCCCTACTTTTTGAAAGCGAGCTTGATTACCCACCACGTTGTTTGATTGGCGTACAGTATTCTTCAGTTTTGATCCCATGCGCTGGTAAGCCATATGCACTTCGGCTTCAAACTGCTTAATAAACGCCGTTGAAATTTGAGTTGCCATTAGCAATTCTCCTTTAAAAGTTACGTTATATTACAGTTGTCCTTTTTAACTTACCATCGGTTGTCCACAGTGGACCGATATCATCTAAAACGGGCTGTATCCCATTAGATACCTTATGTATCTTCTTATAAAAATACAATAACTTAACACCTTTTACAAGAATAGATTTAGTATTAAAAGAAAAACCTTGCCATTTTAACCACTTAATAGTGTTTTTGTTGTCTTTAGGTACAAGATTAGCCACATACTCATAGTCAGAAAGAAAAAATTCTGTCCACTTTTTGTTTCTTTTTAAGAAATAAGACCATTGTTTCTTAGTAAAGTCTGTAGACAAAAACCAAACAGCTCCTCTCTTTTGATTCTTTTCCTCAGAAACTACACCAAACATTGCTAAGACTTTATCTTCTTCAAAGATAGTATAAGTTCTTATTCCCTTTCTACTGTACCTAAAAACATTAGTTAAAGCAGTTAAGGGGTCGTGTCCCATAATAGCCAGTTCATACTTATCAGATTCTTTTAATTTAAAAGCTAACTCAAAAGCATGAGCTGGTATTCCTTTTTCTACATAAAGCATTTATAACTTGCCGGATAGTTGTAATCTCCCAAAGGCTTCGTCTACTTTTCTTACATAGTCTTTGTCTCTAAATCTAGGGTCAAAGTATTTTTTGTCGTTCATCATTTCTCTTACCTGAGAAAGATCTAACTCTCTTTCTGGCATAGCTACAGTGTTTGCTCTTGAAATGTTTTGTTTACTTGACTCCATAAGAGTTTCCATAACCTCAATTCCTCTAGCAGATAGCCCTAAAGTTTGTTGTAAAACTTCAAATTGCTCTGGATTAAGCATAGTACTAGCCCAATTGTTAGCAGCTTGTATTCTTTCCTTTGCGTTTTCTCCTAGATTTTTCATTTCCTGTTCAATATCTGGTTGTTGTTGTTGAGCAAATTGAATGTACTGGTTAATTCCATCTTCAAATTGGTCTTGGTCTAGCCCTGTTGCATGGCATTTTTCTCTCCACCATCCTGTTAATGGGTTTTCTTCTACCATTTCTTCGGTTAATCCTTCCATTAAAGGTGGTAGATTATAACCTTTAGAGTCTTCAGGTAGTCCTTCAGCAGCTTCTGTTTTCAATTCTGCAATCACAGCTTCTCTAACTTCTTCTTGTTTACCACTCGCAAATTTTTCTAGATGAGCGTATGACTTAGCCATGTCCTCTAGATTAACTTCTCCTGAATCTGCATTCCAAAATTTTTCTGGAATAATCTCAGGTCTTTGTGCGGTAGGCTGGGGTTCTGTATTGATTTCTGTTCCACGTGAAAGGTCACTTGTTGTCTCAGGTGCTACAGGCTCTGTAGTTTCTAATTGTTCTTCGCTCATTTAATATTCTCCTGTACTGTGTTTTGGCTTATGCCTTTATTTGCTCTTCTTTGAATAAGTCCTACTAAATAGCGTTGACCTTCTAGATGTCTCAGATGTTGATCCGTTATCTCTGGACCAGCTACTGCTTCTAGAGTCAATGATTTTAAGTATTTAAGAATAAAAGAACCACCATCTGTGCTGAACATTTTGTAAAACAAAGTATTTAAGTTCTCCTCATCTTTAGGACTTCGTTGGATATTATCCAATCCTATAAGCTTATTGGGCTTTTTCTCTGACATATTTACTCCTTATTGCTCGGGAGGTGCTTCCTCCTGAGGTTGTTGTTGTTGTTGCTGCTGTTGTTGTTGCATCATCTGTTGCATTTGTTGTGCAGCTTCTTGCATTTCTTCCTTAGAACGTATTAAATTCTCTGGAATCCCTAGTTTTTTAGCCACATACTTAGCTACTTCATCTTGTTTTATTAAGATATTCATAAGTTCTGGACCTACTCTGCCTTGTATCATGCCTAAAAATCTATCAATAGTAGCTACATCGCTCTGTTGTTGAGCTTGTGCTAAAGGAGAAGTAGATACAATTCTTACTTCTTTACCATTTATCTTTGGAAGACTAATGCTTCCTTGCTTCTTAAGAATATAAACGATTCTTTCTAGCAAAGGATTAACTAATTCTGATTGCAATCTACCGAATGCTGAACCTATTTGACGTGACAAGTCTGCTTGTCTTTCTGCTACCTCAGTAGCTGACATTGGAGTTGAAGCATTAGGATTTCCTAGCATATCATTATATAAGGCTTTCTTAATATTAGCCCTCATGTCATTTAAAACTAAGTCTGATACTTGGAAACTTCCAGCTGGAGCTATAGGAGTTAATCCTTGTGAGCCAGCAGCTTTAGGAATTATAGTTCCCGGAATCAATTGAATGTTATCTACATTGACAACACCATCGTCTTCAACCTGATACATACCAGAGATAGACATCTGTGCATTTTCTAAAATCATTTCAATTGTAAGATTTGCTACCTTAATTGCTGGCAAAGCATTCATTAATGGTCCACGACCATAGACTTCACCCGCACATTTACTCCATCTATAGATCAAATATGGGTTAGAACCCCTACCTTTGAACGTATCTGAGTACAGTTTATGCTCATACATCTTAGAAATAGCACAAAATTTGTACTCTTCTTCCTTAGTATTGTAGTAATTTCTGTATACAACCTCTATTATTTCACATTCTTTGTCTGGATTCTTGTTCATGTCAGTCATCATCTTGTCGCTAAGAACAGCATTTGGGTAAGCAATTGCTAATTCTTTCATACGAATTACTCGTCTTCTAAAAACATGGTCGACTTTGTCATCGTGTCCAGATGTTATCCAAACTTGAGGCAAAGGTATTGCTCTAAATCTTATAGGGTTAACAGCATCTCCTTCTTCAACCAGTAAGACTCCTGTTCCTAAAGCCATATCTAAAAATGATTCGTGTACTTCTTGTGAGAAATTAGATGAGTGTAATATTTCAAACACATAGTCTGTCACCATGTCTAACATCTCATTTACTTCTTTAGCTTGGTCAGGTGGAATGTCTGTTCCCGCTACAAAATCAGCCCATCTAGCATAGTTTGGTACGATACCAGCTTGTAATCTTGAAGCAAATTCCTGTACACCTACTACTGCGGTCTCATCAAATATTCTATCAGTGCGTCTTCTTCCTTGAGTTTCATTAAAAAAACTTTCTTTCTGAGGTAACGCATACTCATAGCACTCTTCAAAAGTGTCATGCCATTGATGTTTAATTGTTTTAGCGTGTTCGTATCTAGATAATAATTGTTTAACATCTGAATCGTTAACATTAACTTGAGGCTGTTCAAGCGTTTCTATCATTCTAAGCTCCTAATGTAGTTTTAGACATCAAATCAGTTGCTACTTGAAATCCCTCTCCGCCTTTTCTACTTGAGCTAGACAATAATGACCTACGGTTTTTTCTTCCGTAAGCATCTTGAACTGCTGTTTCAAAAGCTTCATCTTTAATTCTTGATTTTTCGTTTAAAGCTACTCGCCTTTCTCTTGCACGTTTCTCAGCCGCCTGTTCCGCAATACGAGGATCAGGTGGTGGCGGTGGCGCTGGTTGTCCTCCTCCTCCTCCACACATATCATTTTCTCCTTTCGTTGTAATGCTTTGGCTTAACGTCAAATACATTAAAATTTCTTTTTGCTACTATAACTTTGCTAGTTTTCCCACCAATTGTCAATGCTCTTCCTTCTCCAGCACCTAATAACATATACTGTAGTGCATCGTGTATGTGGGAGAATCTATTTTTATTTGGTTTCTCATCGTATCTTTCTCCAGATACTTGCATTCTTCTATAATGATATCCACCATCAAAACCTTTAATAATATTTATACACTTAGGGTCTATTAATAAACCTGAATCTCCATCTATCATTCTAGATAAAGTAACATTAACACTCTCTAATCTCAACATAACATCGTTACTAGGTGCGGGTCTTGCACTGATTCCTCTACCTCTTAGTATCTGAAAGGGAGTTGATTCATCAGTCTGCGCTCTATGGTCTCCAGCTGGGTCACCAAATATAACAAAGTTTCTAGGTAGATACTCTGCCATTTTTTGTTTCATAAGGTCTGAGAACCTTAATATACCCATATCTTCTGCTACTAATTCATCAATGATAAGCCATCTACCCCTAACTCTCTGTCCAAATACACAGGCTGGAGTCAATCCAAAGTCTATTCCTACGTATATAGGACTATCTTTCATGATAGCTACGTCTGATTTAGCTACATGTACGTCTCTTCTAAACATTTCATAGACAGGTTTGCCGTCTTCAATCTGTCCTAGCTTGTTTAATATATAAACATCTATCCATGATTTAGTCTTACCTCTAATAATATTAGAATAATAATTGGGTGTTAAGTTCTTCCCGTTCTCTTTATTTTTATTTTCGTCAT